AGAAAGTACAGCTAACATTAAAGTTAAAGTTGGTGATGTACTAACTACTGATTTTGTCTTTTCTGGAGGTAAGTACATAAGTTTCAATACAGCACCACCAGCCGCTACTGGTAATATCTTTATATATAATGAAGATGAATTAGAAATATATATTGATGATTGGTATTTCTTAGAACCAATATCAGATGCTAATACATACTTAGCTGATGATGTACCACTTGATGAATCTAGAACTGTTACTATACCTATACATCAACGTAATAATAATTATAACTTACGAGTCTTTACTGACTCACCATTTCCCGTCTCTCTTAACTCGATGATGTGGGAAGGAAACTACTCACCGAGATTTTACAAGAGGACTTAAGATATGGTTATACCTTGGGGTGCAATCAGTGTTGGTGCTTCAATTTTTGGAGCTTTTAGCAATAAAAGATCTGCTGATAAAGCAGCCAACCTGCAAAACGAATATACCCAACGTCAGTTTGAGTACGATACTGAAATGTGGGAAATGGGTAAAGAAAAGCTTTCTTCTGATTGGGAGTTTGCTTACGATACCTATGAATTAAGAAAAAAGAATGAACAAAAGATAGCAGATTATACTGATGCAATGAATTTAAGGCGTTATAATTACGACCTTAAAATTGTCAAAGCACAGAATGAAGCTAATCAACAAGCATTTGCTAAATCTGAACATCTATATGGACAACAATTAAACTTCAACAAAATGGCTGCAGAGGGTGCAGCAGAAGAAGCATTAATTAAACAACAAGAAATCAATCAAGAAATAGCATTTAGCAATACAGATTCTATTATAAAATCTATAGAAGCACATGGTGAATTAGCTGTTACTTCTCAAGCTGGTGGTTCTGCTTCTAAACAAGCACAAGCACTTTTAGCAGCTAAAGGTAGAAATGAAGCTCAGTTATCTGAGTCTTTATTCAGTGCTAATCGAAGTACTTATATGGCTTTAAAGTCTATATCTAGAGATAAGTATGGAGCAGATTTAGCAGCATTTGCTAATAAGATGATTAAACCTGGAATTGTACCAGATCCAATCAAATCATTACCTACACCTGTGGCTGAGTTCCAACCACCTAGAGCACTAGAAGAGTTTGACTTTGGAGTAGCACCTGTTAAAGGAGCTAAAGCCGCTGGAGGCTCTTGGTTAAGTGTTGCTAGTTCAGCGGTTAGTTCGATAGCTACAACAGGTATGGAAAGAAAGTGGGGTGAGTAATTAACTAACTAAATAACAACAATGGCATACAAAAGCTACGGCTCATCTCGTGGGTTTCGTCCTATTAAAGCTGGTCAGGAAGCATTGAATCAACAATTGGTTGCTGACGAAAAGGTCATACGTGACATGAAAACTGTAAGGGACCAAACAGTAAAACGTGATGATGATTTAATCCAAGGATTAAGAAGAAAATTTAATTTAGAAGATGCTAACAGAGAATCAAACCAACGCTTAGAAGACAAAGCATATCAACAGAGATTAAGTGCTATTCAAAAGAATGCACAACGTACTAGACAAAACTCTGAAATTGATATAAAGAATGTTGAAAAAGAAGCAGAGGTTTGGAAAAATTTCAGTGAAACAGCTGTTGAAACTTTAAACGCTTACGCTGATCATAGAAAAAAGCAGATTGAAGCAGAAGATTACAACACAGCTGCTGATAATCCTGACTTATATAAAACTGAATCAATGTTAGGTGAAGCAGTCTGGAAAAAGATGCTCCTTAACAATGCTACAATTGCTAGTCAAGCACAAGCATTAGGTGAAGACGCAACGACTGTTACACAATTAGCTACATTAACTGCACCTGTCAAGAAAATAGGAATAGCTAGAGCTATCCGAGACATGAATGTAGAGAATTATGATGATTATTTAGAAAGTGCTATAGCTCAAAGTGGTGCAACTTCTTATGCAGACGTTAAGAAAATTGCACATAAAGCTCGTTTTATGTTTGCTAAAGAGTTAGGAATACATAAACATGCAAAACTTTTAGTAGATTTTAATAAGAGACTTAATCAGTTTAATGATGATAAATTAACAGAAGTTAGAATAGCTGAAAATTATAGGTTAGGTCAAGAGAATATTAATGAAGCCTTACAAAACTGGGAACTTAACGGTAAGAATACTGAAGATAGCCAAACATGGTTAGATTTGGTCTCATTAGCGGTAAAGAACTCTTACGATGAAAAGGGTAAGGCTTATGGTAATCTTGGTATGAAAGAGCAATTAGGTGTAATTGCAACTAACCCAAGGCATATTAAAAACAGAGCCGAGTTTGATGCGTTCCTTGAACTTAAAACTTTACCTAATACAGATGCTGATGGTAACATTACTAACCCATCTATAAGTATAAGACAGTTATATGGTGAAGCTGGTGTAGGTGATCTTTGGAATAAATGGGTAGAGAACAAAGATAAGGATCGTAAAAGAGATGAAGATTTAGAAAAAATCCATCAAAATGATTTATTTCAAGCAGCTAAGAAAGCAATACTAACAGAAGCAAAAGGTAATCCAAAAGCTCTAGCAAAAATTTATAGAGAAGTTGAAGCACAAGGTGGCGATAAAAACACTATAGCTAAGTTAACAGAAATAACAGTTGGTAATGATGCAAATACTGCAATAGAGGATAGAAGATCTCATGCAAGAGTTCAAGTAATAGAAGGTGATTTCTATGAAGATGATTATAATGCATTACCTATAGTACTTCAGCAAGACGAAGAATTTAAAAATGCTTACGTCCAAAATGACGCTCTTTTAAAGAAAGTTGGTATTACCAGTGGTGATCTCAAAACTAACGCTATACAGTTTATAATTAAGGACACATTAGGTAGAGAAATTAGTACAACTAATAATTACTCAGCTACAAATAATCTAGCTTGGCAAACTTACCGAAATGATGTTATTGCTGAATATAGATTTAATGTAACTGATAAAAGTATGGGTTATCGTGAGGCATATAAAGAGGCTGTTAAGACTGTAAATGATTTAGTTACAAAGGGTGAAGGTAAGTGGAGACGAAGAACAGCTGAAAACGTATTGAAGGAAGGAGGTGATGTAGCTACAGCAGACAATAATTTTATTTATTTTGATACAGATGATCCTGATTACGGCATACCTTATCCAACAGAATCTACAAAAGCTAACATAACTAACAACGGTAAAGAGTGGCTTAAAACTAATCAAGTCATTACTCGTAATGAATTAAGAAAAGCTATTGAAGAAGCTAATGATGGATATGCTTGGAAACCTAGTGAAGATTTTAAAGCTATAGCTAAACATGCTGATATCCCTTTAAGTGAGTTAGCTAATCAACAAGTTAAATTATTAGGACTTCCAGAAACAAATCTATTTGAACCAAGTTTAACAGAAAAAGCTGTATTAGATGTCAAAAAGTTTGGTAACTATAAACTTACTAACTTTGCTAAAGACATTAATAATATAAAGGATTTTGTTAAAGTCAGAGCAGCTGCTACAAACCCTAGAAATCCAGCAGCAATGAGTCAAACAACACGTTGGAACCTTAGTGCTTACGATTTCGGTAACAAAACACCTGTTGAAAAATTCTTAACTAGAGAAACATTAAACCATTTCCCAGCTGGTCAAGCTATTCTTACAAAATACACCAGACCAACAGGAGGCTGGAGAGGAGGAGCTAGAGAAATAAACCGTCGTATAGTAGAAGGTGGTAACACTAAAGTAACTATACGTTTACCTGGAAACAATCCTGATGAACCACATTATTTATTCTTACTTGAGCCAGGAGGTGCTGAATGAACGAAGAAGAAAATGTAGTGCCTACAACAGCACCGATTGAAACAAAAAAAGTTGAAAAAAAACCAGAACTTCCAAAAGCACCGTGGAGTGCAAATGCATTTACTAAAGATGAAGATTTTGAACAAGAACTTCTTAAATCTGATGAATCCTTACGACCTGCTATAAAAAAAGTCAGAGGAGTTTACAGAAATATAGCTCATGGTATATTTGGCAGTGAAGCTGATGTAAACATGGGTTTAGTCTTAGGAACTTTCCCTGACACCGTTATGGATTTAGTAGGCCATATGGGTGAGGTTGGTAATACTATAGATAGTTTCTATGATGATGTCACAGCATCTGAAGGTTCTAAAGTAAAAGGAGCTAGAAATGTTTGGTCAATCGTAGCACCTTCTTTAAGAGGCTATGGTATGATAGATGCTAGAACTAAATCATTACCATTTGTAGCTAAATGGGGTTCAAGGATTGGTTTAAATGCAACACTAGATGGTGGTTTAGGATATTACTCTGACGTTAATGAAGGTCAGATGAACTCTGCTTATCAGTTATCTGAAACATTCCCTAATTGGTTTGGACCAGATGCTGAAAATTTAGGAGGAAGATTATCTATTCCAGAAAAACATAAAACAAGTCCAGATATGTCTCCTGAAGAGCTTAGAGAGGCTCATAGAAATGAAAATGCTGGACTTGCTTTTGTAACTGATGGTATAGCTTTTGGTCTTCAGTACGGTAAACCAGCAATGCAATGGTTTCAAGCTAAATCTCCCCTTGCTAAAGTATTTAAACAAAATGAAATACTTAAACATGCTGATACTAATCTAGTTGAATCTATTTCTAAAGTCGATGATCAGTTAACTAATCTACAAATTAGAAAAGCTGAGTTATTAGAATCTCTCGCAGTAAGTAAAGTTGATAAAAGTTTGAGTAATCGACAAAGATTCTTAGTAAATAAAGATTTAAAGAAAATAGAAGAAGTTATTACTCAACTTAGAAATTCTAAAAAAGGTATAATAACTGAAATACAAACAACTGGTAAATCTAAAGCTAGTGGTGGTGCTGCTTTTGAAGAACATTTAAAAGCAAGAGAAGCATCAAGACAAGCACAAATTGAAGAAGCAGCTTTAGAAAAATTAAATGCTGATCCTTACGGTTATTACGGATACGATGCAGATATCACTCCTAATTTTGGATTAGAAAATCCAAAGGGTATCAACACAGTTACTCCTGGAAATGTAGCTGAAAACATGATTGACAGTACAAGTAACTATTATAGACATACTGATGGAGATAATGTTACTATTATTACTGATAACATGCTAACTAAAGGCTGGAACATTACAGATAAAAGTTCTAGAAATGCAGTCATTGGATTAGCTAGTGAAGTTGAAAGGATGGGTGATTGGAAAGGATTAAAAAATGGATTAGAATATACTTCAGATCAAATGAGTGAAGCTGCATTTGGTATGTACAATAACATTATCCATGCAGGTTCTTTAAGTGAAGTTAAGAAACTCTTTCAAAATAACGATGAATTTAGAGCGTTATTTGAAGGGTTTGAAACAAGACAAAGAACTTTATTACCAGCATTAGCTCAAGTAGAAATTGATGCTGATGCTCAATTCCATGCATTAAAAGATTTAGTTAAAAAGTTTGTTGGACATAATGTTGTTAAACAATCAGCTAGGGTAATGGATACATTAGGTAAGGATATTACTAATGTAGCTCAGACTGCAAGAGAACTTCCAGAGCATCTAAGTGATGATAAAGCTATGGAACTTATTCTTGATAAGATAGAGTTTTTAATGACCGAATACGGTATTAATAAAGCTTCATCTAGTTGGATGCTTAAGAATAAAGAGAAATGGAGAAGAGCTAAAGAAATGGGACCAGAGGGTAAGGAAATATCAGAGAATCTTCTTGCTGACCTTATGTCCGTAGAAGCCGAACAAGCGAAAAAAGCAATAGCTTATAGAAAAGTAGTTGAAGAAGCTGCGTTAGAAGGGCCAGATGTTCTTGAAACATTTGTAGATGCCTTTGCTGTTAGCGATGGTGATGTTACTACTATAATGGGTGCTTATGACTTAGCTTGGAAATACTTACGTCCTAGAGGTTTACTATATAGTAGTAAAGCTACAAAAAATCAATTAAACATTTTTGCAGCTGCTGTTAAATCCCATAGATTAAATATGGTATTATCAGGTAAAGCTTCTATAAATGCTGCTAGAGGTAGTGCAACTTCTATAGTATTAAGACCAATAAGAGCTTTTATGCACGCAGGTTTAGATACACTAAAAACTGGTGATATAAATAACCTAAGAAAACAAGCTTATTTATACGGTTCTGTTCTTGAAACTAATAGACATGCTTTAAAGGATGCTTGGCGTATGATGAAAAAGGTTCATAATGATCCTAAAGCCATGTTAAAAGCATACAGAAAAGATTATGTAGTTAAACAAGATAAGCAGCTAGACTTTGTAAAAAATGCTTCTAAAAAATGGGCAAGAGAAGGACAAAAAGGTAAGGAATTTCAATATAATATGGTGATAAATTTACATAATTTAGCCAGCCATCCTTATATGAAATTACCTTTAACAGCTATGACAGGTGTTGACTCTTATGTTAATACAATGATGGCTCATTATTGGTCTAGAGCTAAAGCTTATGAAGAAATAGGAAATAAGTATGGATGGCCTTTTACTGCTTACGATCTTAAGAAAAACAGAAATGTAACAGCAGAAGGACGTTTTAGCAAAGGAACATTCAATGAACCTGTTGATGCCTTATTAGAAGCAGAAAAAAAACATTATGCTAATTTCTTTGATGCAGAAGGTTTTGTAAAAGATGATGCTGTTAAGTACTTTGCTGGCGAAATCAACTTAAACCTTGACCATGAATGGGCTGATGTTGTAACTAAAGCTACTAATAAAATACCAGCTGCTTTTGGTTTAGCAATGTTCCCACGAACTACTATTAATGATGTAGTTAGGAAAACTTCTTATATACCATTTTTAGATAAACTACCAAATATAAACAGATATACTAAAGTTTTAACTGCTGGAGATGATCTTGAAAAAATCAAAGAAGCATTAAGATTACACGGTATTGACGATATTGATACATTTGGTAGAACTGATGCTTTAAATTTCTATAAATATCTTAAAGAAGATTATCAAGCTAGACATACATTTACATCAATGTTATCTGGATCACTTCTTGCTATGGCTGGAGGAGGTTTTATTCTTAATAAAGCATTTGATAATCCAGAAATAACTGGTTTAGAAGCTAGAGGTTTAGGTAAAAAAAGTCATAAACAACGTAAGAATGATTTATTAAACTTCAATGTACGTCAAAAAAACGTAACAATACCTGGAACTAAGGTTCGTGTACCATTTAAAGGTATTGAAGGTATTGATCCTATTTTAAGTTTTTATGCTAATTTATCAGATGCTTCTAAACAATTAGACGATACAACAGTTGGACACTTAGTAGATCAAGCAGCTTTTATATTAGCTAATGAATGGCTTGGTGATAATATAGGTGCTGGAGGTTTAGAACCTTTAATAGCTTTAGTTACTGATGGAGATGCGTCTGGTTTTACTAGATGGTTTGCTAATGAAGTTCGTTCTGTAGCCATCCCTGGAGCAGCTACAATGATTGCTAATGGTACTGATGGAGCATTTAAAGACTTAAATAATGAATTAAGTAAAATAATACATTCTAAAATTCCTGTACTAAAATCAACAGTTCCTTCTTATCAGTCTATATTTAAACCAGACGAAGAAGGTGCTGGTCATATAGCTAACCCTGTAGGGAGATGGGCTGAAGCTTTAACAGGTCACGGCATCCATACTACAGATGGCTGGACTGATGAGCTTTATGATATAGGTTGGTCTCCTAATACAGTATTAGAAACAATACAAGCTTCAGATGTTGATCTTGCAGCTGGTGGTACTTTAACCTTAACTGTTCCTGAAAGACAATGGATTGCTCAATTCATTCGAGAAAACACTAATTTTACAAAAAATGTTAAAATGATAATGAGTTCTAAAATATGGAAAGAACAAGTACAAGCGTTTAGAAATGAAAGAGTAAGGACTCATGGTACAACAGCTAAAAAAGAAGATCTACCTATATTTAAACAATTAAATGCTGAACTAACAAAAGCTAAAAAACAAGCAGTACAAGCTTTTAAAATAGAGCATCCTTTATATAAAGAACTATTTAAATATAGAATTGGAGCTAAAGATGCTTTAAAAAAAGGTAATGTAGAAGCTCATAACGAAATTATAAAAGCAGAAAAAGAAAAATTTAAGTGGAACAGATGGACAGAATTCTTAGAGTACGCAAACCCACCTAAGAAATAACACAAACATACAATGGCAGTAACTGAAAACTTACATACGGGTAATGGTTCTAAAACCAATTACTCATTTACATTCCCATATCTAAAGACCACCGACATTAAAGCTAGTGTTGGTGGTACTGTAGTCACCAACTTCACAGCTGGCTCACCCACTGCTACAGAAATACAATTTAATACCGCACCT